TCACTCGATAGGCCTCCCGTCGCGGAACACGACAAAGCCGGCCTCGGTCATGACGCCGCCGTCGGTCTGAATTTGAAGGGGCTCGCCCTTGGGCGTGAAGCCGCGAACGGTCGACGGGCCGGCGGATATACCGCCGGACCCGTCGGCCTCCGCCTGCGGATAGGCTTTACCCCGCGTCAGGCGGCAATAGGCGCCGTGCGGTGCGTCGGCCCCGGCAACGGCCGGGACGCGCCGGATCGCGACGGACGGCGCGGACGTCACGCCTGCAGCTCCGCTACCGGCTCGGCCGTAGCCGTCTTGGCTCCGGCGTCAGCCGGTGCCTCGTCAGCGGCCGCAGGCGGCTCGACCTTCACCTCGGCGGCTTTCACGGCCCATTCGCGCAGCAGCGAGAACCGGCCGGACGTGCACGACCGAGTGACGCCGGCGAGGGTCAGGTGGTAGTCGTGCGGCGGCTTGTGCCGGTACTTGGCGCCGAAGCCCTCGACCAGGGCGCTGAGGAGCGCCTCGGCGAAGGCCTCCCTCGCCTCTGTCGCTTGTGTCGGATCGGTTGGGACGGTTGCGCCGTCGAGCCGCTGGAGGACGTAGGCGGCCAGCTCGGCCGGCGCCGGGGTCTCGCCGATCGCCGCCTTGGCCTCGGCGGCCGATGCGGCCCGCGCCCGCTCGGACTCCGCCGCCTGCTCCTCCAGAACCAGCTCCCATTCGGCCGCCTCCTTCGCGGCCTCAACCTCGGCGACTGGGATCTTGACGAACAGGCAGGCGACGTAGACGCCCTCCTCCTCGTCGTGGACGATCGGTTCGAGGTAGCAGGCGTCCGCCTTCGGCCAGAACGCGCGGCCTTCCAGCGGCGTCCCCGCCACCTTCGGCGCAGCGAGGATGACGGCCCGGCGCTCTAGCTCCATTTCCCGGGCTTCGGCCGCCCGCTCCGCGGCATAGTCGCGCGTCTCGCCGGGAGGTTTCTGCTGCCGGACAACCTCTTCGAGAACGGCGAACCGCTCCGGCTCCATTGGGCGCAGCCCAGAGCCGTCGCCCTTCAACTCGAAGCAGAGAAAGACGGCGGCGCGCAGCTTCTTTACCGGCTTGTCGTAGGTGATGACGTAGCCTTTCGGCGCAACCGGGGGCTGATAGATTGGGCCGATGAACGGCTTGACTAGGCCGCCCTCATAACCGGCGGCCTTGGCCAGCTCGGCGGCCTCAGCTGCCGCCTTCTCCCCGGCCAGCCGCTCCACGATGGAGGGATCGAGCAGCTGCTCGCGCTCCGCCTCGCCCATGAACAAGTCGCGATCGACGCGGCCGCCGGCCTCGCGATAGGCGTCGAGGCCGATGTAAAGGACCGCCGGATGATCGGCGGGGAAGATGCGCCCCTTCAGCGCGTCTTTGACCGAGCGCGGATCGTGAGCCCAGGAGGCGGGCTTCCGCACCTCCACCTTGAACACTCGGAGCTGCTCGGCGTGGTCCGGGTGCGAAGCGTAGGCCTCGGCCGCCTTGACGCTGATCTGATCGACGCGGAGCGCTTCGAGGATCTCGGGCGCCAGCGCGGCCAAGCGGAGGCGTTGGTCGACATAATGAACGGTGCGGCCGAATCGCTTGGCGAGCTTGGCCACCTGCTCCCGCGAGTCGACAATCCCCTGCGCGGCGTAGCGCTCAATGATGACGGGATAGGCTTGAACCTCGTCGGCCGGGTTCAGGGCGATACGCTCATTCTCGGCGAGGCTGGCCTCGGCCGCGTCCTCGCGCGGGATGATGACGACCGGCACCGGGAAATCCCGGGTGACGCGGACGCCCTTAACCGTGCGCCGCTCCGTCATGAGCAGGCGAAGGGCGCGCCAACGGCGGCCGCCGGCGTCGACCTCGTAGCGGCCCTCCCCGTCCGGCGCCTCCGAGACCACGAGATTTTGCAGGAGGCCCTTGGCCTCGATGCTGTCGGCCAGGGCCGGAATATCCTCGTCCGGCTTCGTCTTTCGGACGTTCTCCGGGGAGGGGTGAAGCTTGCTTAAAGCGATGTGGGACGTCATATTGGGACCTCGTCTGCGGTTGTTGTGGGACGCCGCGAGAGACGTTTCCGATCGGCGGCAGGGCAACTGCTCCACACCGGGTTCAGGACCCCGGTGCGTCGGAATAGGGAGGGGCGGCGGGCGAAGGTCCGCCGCCCCTTCTCATTAGTGGTAGCGCTGGCGATCAACCGTCGGCCTCCACCGCGGCCAGCAGCGTTGCTGGCTCAAGGTCGAGAGCGCGCGCGACGGCGATGAACTCCGGCACGATCAGCTTTCGCTGGCCGAGCTCGTACATCGAGACCAGGGATTGAGGCCCGCCAAGGCTTCTGCCCAAAGCCTGCTGGCTCAGGCCCTTTGCTTCGCGAGCAACCCGGAGACGAAGTCCGAGGCCGATCGTGGCGGCCTCGACGGCCGAGGCCGAAAGGTTACGCATCATCGCGCCGCCCTCCTTCCCGGCCCGTGCCGCTCGCTTCCGCGAGGGCGGCCTCGGCGGCCGTGACTGCCGTCTCCAACTGGGCGACCTCAGGCGCGAGGGCGCGCTCCAAAGTCGACCGGATTGGCTCGCCCCCCCGTTGGTCGCAGCCGATTTCGAGAAGGGCCGCGAGCTGCACCTGCATGGCGGGAAGGGCGAGGCGTAGGGCGATCAGCAAGGCGGGCCCTGCGTTGCGGGCGGCCTCGTAATCGGCGGGCGAAAGTTCCGGCTCGGCCGCGACTATCGCCTCGGCCCGGGCAAGCGCGGCGGGATCGAGGGCGGCCGTCATGGGTGGAACCCCAGGAACGGCGCGGCGGCGGGCCACACCATGACGACGAGGAAGCGGCCCGGTACCAGCCAGAAGGCAAGCAGGGCCACGCGGACGCCGAAGCCTTTCCAGTAACCGTGTCGGCCGCGGACGGTGGCCCAGGCAAGGCCGATATAAGCCGACGCGGCCGGCGGCCGCGAATCGACGGCGCGGGCGAGGTTGAGGTCATGCCGCATCGCGAACCTCCCCCCGATCGTTCGCCGGCGGAAGGAGCGCGCTGCTCTCGCCCGGGTCCGGCAGGCACATAGTGCAAAGCGGCGCGTCGTCGGCCGGCACCTTCGCCCAACCGCAAGGCTCGCGGCTGCCGTCGAGGCAGGCGTCGAACTCACTGCAGGCGCAGACGCGGCAGATCGGCGGAAGCACGACCTTGGCGCCGCCGGCGAAAAAGACGAGGGCCAGATAGACGTTCGGATCGAACGGGAAGGCGCCCTTCAAAGGCTCGACGGAGAACGCCGTCGCCGGACCCTCGTTGCTTTCCAAGGTCCGCAATTGGCCGAGGAGTTCGCCCCGCGTGATGCCGCTTCCATCATCGGCCATCCAGCTAACGACTTGTTTCAGCGTCAGGCCGGCCGCCTCGCGCCTCTTTCGGATGTAGGTGCCGGGGGGCATGGCGCCCGCGGCTGTGGGGTTGTCGGTCATTCGGTCCCTCCGTTTCAGGCAACAGAAAGGCCATCTCGCCGGTGGGAGCGGCGAGTGGCTGAGCGGTTCGGTATTGATATGGATTAGGCTTATGCCCCCGGCTTCAGCGAGCCGGGCGCGGGGCTAAGTGCCCGTGGCGACGGCTTCGCTGTGGGAGCCGTCGTCGTTTGCAGCGGGCGGCGCCACCTCCGAGGCGCTGACCAGGATCTGCCGGCCGAGATTGTCGTTGTCCGCGACGGGCCGCCGGGGCGGCGACATGCGAAGGTCGACGGTTGGGTTCGGATTCAGGCTGGCGCTGATCCCGTGCGTGATCGTCAGCTCGCCGCCGAAGCGGGCCAGGCATTTGACGTTCGTGCAATCGAGAATGAGGCGCCGAAGCGTAGGAATTTCCTCCCGGCTACTGCGAACGAGCAGCGGCTCTTGGCAATGGAGGCAGTTTGAACGCTGGACAGATTTACGCATTTTGGTCGGTCTCCCCCCCCGGGGATTGCACGTCGCGGCACCCGTCCTGGGTCCGGAGCTTGGCGAGCGTGTTCTGTAAGGCAGTGACCGATTCCTCGATCTCAAGCTGGGCCCTGGCCCGTTGCTCCCGGGTCGCGCCCGGCTGCGCTGCGACGATGGTCGCGGAGATTGCCTCGCCCGCCTCCTTCGCCGCGATAGCTGCTGTATCCGCCAAGTCCCGCTGATCGGCGCAGGCCGTCGCGGTGTCCGCCTCAAGACGGAGGCCGTAGCATTGGAAAAGCGGAGCGCCTTCGCCGCCGGCCGCGCGGTAGGCGACGTCGAGGCGAAGGGCCACGTCGAGGGTCACGCCGGCGCTGGTGTCAGGGTCGCTCCAGTTTCGGACGGTGCGGACGTCCTTGCCGGCGATCTCGGCGATCTTCGGCCAGTCGAGGACGTCAGCGATTCGGGTTAAGGCGCGCTCGAAGGTCAGCGGCGCCCGCTGCTTGGTCATACGCTTACTCTCCCTGCCAGAAGGCAACCACGGGAGAGTCGGCCTTGTAGGGCGCTCGCGGGAATTGTCGTTAAATCTATGTTTATGGGCGGGGAATTCACGGAAATTGCATGGGCGGCCCGCCCCGGTGCACCGTGGTCATCACATTCAAGGCGGGCCGCCCGCCGGCGGGGGGGCCCGCCGGCATATCGGGACGAGGAGGCCGCGGTCTTCACCGGGCCGGCTCGCCAACGAGTTGCAAAATTCCGGTGCGATCGAAATCGTCAATCGCACCGGCTCCCGCTAAGGTGTGCCCGGCGGGAGAGGAGGTATCCTTGCCCGCGTCGGACGACGAGGGAGGAGGAGAAAAGAGGGCCAGCTTCTGGGCGATCTCGCGGGACTTGCCGCGAAGGCATCGGCGCTGGCCGCTAAGCACCGCGCGGACCAGGTTCGGCGAATAGCCGTTGTCGAGCGCCCAATGCTGAGCGTCGGTCCCACTACGAACCAGTTTCGCCCGGGCAGCGAGGATCGCGTCCTTCGAAATTGGGGCGACAGAATCGGCGCGCATATCTAGAAACCCGTTTGTAGCGTCGCGCCACAGATTCCGCAGTAATGCCGAAAGGTCAATAGGTTTTGGGCAACACCGCCGAAATTGTCGCACGTCTCAGAGAGGAGCGCAGGCGCCTCGGGCTCAACCAAACGGCCTTCGGCAGGCTGGGCGAGGTCAGTCTAGACACGCAGAGCCGCTACGAATCGGGCAAGACGACGCCTGATTCGGCGTATCTCGCCCTGTTGGCCGCGGCGGGTGTCGACGTCCTCTACATTCTAACGGGCGAGCGCCAGGCGGCCGAAGGCCTGGGCCAGGGCGCCTCCCGGATCGCAGGCATCTATCTTCGGCTCCCCGCGGCACATCAGGAGGTGCTGCTGATCTTCGCCGAGGCGATGCTCTCAAAATATGTCGACATCGTCGGGCCCGGCGATGAGGCCTAAGCGGTTTCCAGCTTCAGCTGCGTCGAGAGGCCGCCGGCGTCGAGGGAGTGCGTAACCTCCGCGACGATCCACGCGAGGCCGTCGACCTCGGGCCGGAAGCCGCGGACCCGCACCGGCCGCTCCGGCGAAACGTCCGGCCGGCCGAGCGGCATATCCCAGTCGAAGGTCGCGCCGGCGCGTTTCATCCGGCCCTTCTCCGCCTCGGCCGCTTGCTTCGCCGACGCCTCACTGTGGTAGACGCGGCCGAGACGCTTCACTTTCCGGCCTCGGTGCTGCCGGCTCAACGTCCCGGCGGCCGCGCCGGCGCCGTCGACCTTGACCGTCTTCCGCTTGCCCTTGTCCTTGTCATGCCAGCGAGCCTCGACGCCGTCGTGCTGCTCGCGCTCTTGCGTTTGGAATTTGAAGGTGTCGCCCTGGCCACGCTCGATCGTCAGGGCAGGGATCGGGCGCCCTGACGGCGTCGCCGCTCGGCCAATGGGGGACAGGATCAGCGTTCCGTTCTTTACCGTCGCCACGGCGTCGTGGCGGCGCCCGAGGCGGCGGATCATCGCCATATCGCTTTCCTGCTCCTGGGAGACCACGGCGAGCGGGACTCCGGCGAGCTCGGGCGCGACGTTCGCCTGCAACCCATGCTCGCCGGCGACCTTCTCAGCCAGGGCGCCGAGGGTCGTGTTGTTGTGGCTTCGCTCACGGCGAACTCGATAGCTCGAGGTGAGGTCCGCGGACCGGCCGCGCAGCGTAATTTGATCGGGCGGCCCGCCGAAGCCGACGTCGTCAATCTTGAACGTGCCCTTGTCGACCAGGCCGGCGGCGACGTCGGGCCCAGCGACCCAACCGAGCATGACGCGGACGATCGCGCCTTTCTTCGGCAGCGGCATGCCAGGGACGTCGCGGATGACGAGGTCGACCTGGTCAGCTTCGCCGCCGCGCTTTTCGGCCAGCTTCAGCGAGACCAGGAGCGGCCCGATCGCGCCGGTCAGGTCCTCGGTCGACTCGCCGAGGTCGCGCCGATCGAGAAGGACCTTGAAGCCGGCTCGGTTGCTTTCTGCCACCTAGGAGACCCTCTTCAGCTCGATCGTAAAATCCGTTTTCCGCGGGACGCCGCCGACGACGAAATTCGATTCGCGTTCGCTGATGCGCTCAATGCGATAGGTGCCGTGGACGCGGCCGGTCCCGTCAACCAGCGGCCAATGCTCGCCTTGGTCGCCCATGCGCTTCAGCGTCGCCATTGCGCTGAACGTGCCGGCAACGCCCGGGAGGAGGCAGCCGCTAAGGGTGAGCTTGTCCTCTCCCGGCCCAAGGAACTGGGCCGCCGGCCGCCCTTGGAACAGCGGCGTCGACGCGAAGCGCCACTCCGTATCGCGGGCGAGTTCCTGGAAGGGAACCGTCCCGATCTCGAAGCCGAACATCCCGAGGCTCATCAACATCGTCAGTCGTCCTCGTACCGGGAAGCCGCGGCCGCTGCCTTCTCGCGCTCGTGCGCCTCGATCGCGCGGCGGACCATCAGCGCCAGTTCCTGCGGGTCCTGCCCCGGGAGCTGGTTGATCGTGATATTGTAGACGCTGCCGGCGCCGGCGCCGGCGGCCGCGACGGCGGGCCCGCGCGCGGCCGCGGCCGCTACGGTGCCGATCGTCGCCGAGCTGGCCGTCGGCATGGCCAGCGCCGGCGCCGCGGCGCCGAGCGCCATTGCCGAGCCCATGTTGCGCGCCAGGCGGCGGATTCGGTCGATCGGCTCGGCGGCGCCGCGGTCGACGCCCAGGGCCAGGCCTTCCGTCAGGAAGCCGCCGAAGCCCATGAAGACGCGCGAGGGCGAGTGGATGCCGAGCTTTTTGGCGAACCAGTCTTTGACCTTGCCGGCGGCGCCGACGATCGTGTCCTTCAGGCGGCCGAGGCCGCCGAGGAAGCCGCGGATCAGGCCGCTGATGAGATTCGCGCCGATCTGGGCAAATTGGACGTTCAAGCCGACGAGCCAGGCGAAGCCGGCGAGGAAGCCGTTTTTGAACGCCTGCCAGATCGCGCCCGGCGCCGCGGCGAAGATGCCCTTGACCCTCCCCCACAGGCCGGCGAACCAGCCCGAGATCGCTCCCCAGTTGCTGTAGATCATCAGCGGAATCGCGAGGAAGGGCGCGACCACCATCAAGATCGTCTGGAAGTTGTCACGGAAGAACGCGCCGAGTCGCTGGAACATCTGGCCGAACCAGCCGACCACGGCGGAGAAGGCACCTTTGATGCTTTCCCAAAGGCCGATGAACCAAGCTTTGATCGGGCCCCAGTGCTGGTAGATTTCATAGCCCGCGAAAGCGAGCAGGGCGACGGCCGCGATGACAGCCAGCAAGGGCAACATGGTCAGCCCGACCGCGCCAGCAAGGGCGCTGAAAATAGGAACCAGGACCCCGATGACGGTGATGAGGCCGCCGAGCGCCACGACTACCGGGCCGAAGACAGCCGCGAGAATGGCGATCTTGACGATGAGGCCTTGCGTATGCGGCGAGAGGCTGTTGAAGGCGGCGAGCAGCTTGCCGACCTGCTCCAGGACCGGCTTCATGTTGGTCTGGAGGTTGGCTCCGACGCTCTCCTCGAGCGTCCGCAAATCCTGTGCTGCGGCCGCCTCGGGGTGAGCGGCCCGATCCGCCGCGGCCGCGCCGCGGACGCTGGCGAGCCTCCCGAGGATTATCTCCTGCGCCTTGGTGAGCTGGTTCGTCTTCACCAGGGTAGCCAGCCGCTTCTTCTCGGCGGCGTCGAACGTGACGCCCGCCTTGCCGAGCGCGCCCAGGCCCTTCACCGGATCCTGCAGCGCTTTGCCCAGCATCAGAGCCGCGGCCTTCGGATCCTTCTTGAGCTTCGCGGCAAGGTCAACCGCCGTCTGCTGGGCCCGGTCGAAGATGGGTCCGGAGACTTTGCCAAACATCAGGATGCTGGCGGTGACGTCGCGCATGATGTCGTCGTCGTCAAAGAGCGACGTCGACTGCAGCTGCTCGGACTGCGCCTTCAGGGCCGCGAACGTGCGGCCGGAATTGTTTTTCATGTTGGCGAGCGAATTCTCGACCTGTGCATCAGCCTCGCGGCTTTCCTTGGCCGCCGTCATGGCGCGGGCGCCAAAGGCGATAAGCGGCGCGGAGATCGCGGCGGTTGAAACCGCGCCGGCGGTCATGACGCCGCGGCCGACGCTTTTGATCTTCTCTCCCCGCTCCTTCGCGCGGTTGACCCGCGTGAGCCGGTCCTGTTGCTCGCCGAGGCGCCCGTTCGCCGCGGCCATGCGGCGGGCGAGCTCGGCCTGGTGACGGCTGAGGTCGGTGGTATCGACGCCCGCCTCGGTCAGCTCCCTTTGCAGCTTGGCGAGGGCGGCCGATTGCCGCTCGCTCGTCGCGATGAGCTTCTTCTCCTCACGCTCGGCCGCCGAGAGGGCTTGGGTCAGTTCCTTGGTCGGATTGTCCGTTCGGCCGATCTCAGTCCGCAGCTGTTGCATCCGCAGCCGCAGCTTGACGAGATCGGATTGGGTATCGCCCAAGCCGCTCCGGAGCTTCCCAACCTGACTAATCTGGTTCTGCGCCGCCCGTAGAGCGGTGATCTCCTTGCGCGTGGCGGCCATGTCCTTGGCCAGGCCTTTGGTGCCCGCGCGCATGCGCTGGACCGGCGCCGAGACCTTCTCCAGCGCTCCGAAGATTACTTGAAGGCGAAGGGACTTATCCATTGCCGTTCATCGCCCGGAATCGGTCGAGGGCGCGGCCGTGCGCGGCCATCAGCTCGCCGATCGACATTGTGGCCATCTCGGAAGGGGCCCAGTGGAAGACGGCCGCTATGTCGGCCATGACCTCGTCTACTGAGCCGGGTATGCCGGCATCATCCCCCTCGGCACGAAAAAACCCGCAACCTCGGCCGAGACCGAGACGAGGTCCGCCGGGTCGAGGCGCTGCGCCTCGGCCTTCGTGATCGGAGGGACCGTGATTCGGGGGAGCAGCTCGTGCAGGGTGTCGACGTCGAGCTTCAGCACGTCGTGGAGGTTGAGCCCGCGCAGCTCGCCGCTGTTCGGGCGGCGCAGCTGAAGCGTCTCGATCGTCTGGGCCTTGTCGCCCTCGCCGCGGACGATCGGCTCCTCGAGCGTCACGACGTCGGAGATTGCTTTCTTCTGGTCAGTCACTTTGGGAAACCCCTTTCAGGTGGTTGGGAGGGAGCGGGGGCGCGGATGGCCCCGTCGCCCTAGAAGAGGCCGCCGAGGCCGCCGCTGCCGCCGAGGATCCCGTTGAGGGTCGGAATGCGGATGGAGGGCAGGCCGATCGGGCCGGACAAATCTCCGGCGTCCATGCCCAGGGCGCGGCGCTGCTCGGCCAAGCGGTCAACGCCGCCGACGGTGAAGATGAAGCCGAGCAGGTCGATCTCGATCTCGGTCGTCCCGTTGATCGACCATTTGAGATAGGTGAGGGCCGACTTAACCTTGAACTCGGTCTGCTTGCCGGATTCCGCGTCGCCATGCTCGATCGACTGATGGCGGCCGCGAACGACGAGTTCGCTCGCGTCGACGCCGCCGGTATCGTCGCCCTGGTAGGCGCCGACGAAGCGAAGCTGGACGCCGTCGACCGAAACCATGCCGTACTGGCGCAGGATCGGCCGCATGAGGCCGCCGTAGGTCGCCTCCATCGTGAGGGGCTCCTGGCCCATGTCGACCATGACGGAGCCGTCCATGCCGCCTCCGCGCCAAGCCTCCATAGTGCGCTCCAGATTCGGGAGGGTGACGGTCTTCGACTGGCCGACGTAGGACTCGCCGTCGCCGAACAGGAGGTGGTTCTTCAGGGTCTTGGCAAGCATCGGGGGCTCCTGATTAATCGAATGGAGGTGGGGCTAGGGCCGTCAGACGCTCTTCGTCAGATCGGCATAGAAGCGGTCGGACTTCCGCTGGTTGAGGGTGATGCCCTCCGCGGGAGCCGCCGGCGTGTAATCGTAGTCGATGACCAGCTTGCCGGCCGCCAGCTCCTCCGGCGGGTTCTGAACCGGATCGAACCAGGCCGAGGCGCCGATGAGACGCTGGCCCGGGCCCGGCCGGGAGAGGGCGCGGAACTTGCCGTTGGTCGATTCCAGAATGTCCGTGACGAGGTGGCGCGTCAGCGGGCGATCGACGGCCCAGAGCAGGCCCTGCGCGATCGTGTCCTGCAAAAACTGCGAGGTGCGGACCGCCGGCTCGAACGCGAACAGCTGATCGTCCGAAGTCGTACGGTTGCCCCAGAAGCGGTAGCCGGCACCGGTGCGGACTATCGTCGTCACCGGGGCCTGGTTGAGGATCGCCGCGTCATGCGCGTCGCCCACCAGGTCAAACGTGACATCGTGCGTCATGCCGGCGACGCCGGCGACGGCGACGTTCGAGATCGATTTATGCCAGCCGATCTCCTGGTCGATGCGTGCGCGGGTGCCGAGAGCGATGGCGATCGCGCGTCCGCTGAAGCCGGCGGAGAAGTTCGGCCAGATGAGCATGTGCTCGCGCGCGGCGAACTGCGCGCGATAGAGGACCGCCTCGGGAACGTCGTCGGCCAGGTCGCAGCTGGTGTAGGTGAAGCCGCGAAGCTTCTTGGCGACAATCTCCAGCGCCAGCGCCACGGCCTGGCTGTCGAGGCCCGGGCAACCGAGGATCCGCGGACGAACGCCCGTCTTCGCCTCGGCTGTGAGTAGGGCCTGGAGGCCGGTGTAGCGGCCGCCAGTGTAGCCGCCGATCACGTTGGCGTCCGTCGCCTCCTGGGCGGTGTCGTCGCCGCTGGCGAGGCCCGGGGCGACACGAACGATGATGAGGACCGGGCTGCACTGGTTGGAGATGTCCTGCAGGGCGGCCGCGAGAGTGCCTTCCTCGCCGGCCTTGCCGAGGGCGCGACGGACGTCGGTGAAAAGGACCGGCTCATTGAGCGGGAAAGTTTCATCGTCGGCGTCGGGCGCCGTTGCGACGAGGCCGATGACGGCCATCGCAACGTCGAGAATCGGGCGGGCGCCGTCGGTCGGCTCGTTGACCTTGATCCCGTGGAAAAACGGCATGGGCGGGGGCTCCTTCGGTTAGGCAGGCAGCGCCGAGAGGCGCAGGGGGACGGTGAGGCGGGCGAAGCTGTTCGGGCCGGGCTGGTCGGTTCGGTAGCCTTCGATCCCGATCTCGACCTCGCTCGGCGTTGCCCCAAGGGCGACGGCTACGCGGGTGAGCCGCAATCGCGGCTCCCAACGATGCAAAGCCAGGGCGACGGCAGCGTAAACTTGCTGAAGGGTCGACGGCGTCGTCGGCGCGTCGACCAGCTCGAAGAGCAGGGAGCCGTAGTCGCGTCGCATGATGCGCGTCGCGATCGGCGTCGAAAGGATGTCGCCGACCGACTGGGCGAGGTGGTCCTCGCCCTCGATCGCGGCGCCGGTGCTGGCGTTCATACCGAGCATCAGCGCAGCCCTTCCCGGCGGAGGGTCCCGATCGTGTCGATCAGCGCCCGCTGCCCCCCGATCCAGAAATCGGCCAGGCGGTCGAAAGCGGCCGAGCAGCCGAGGAAGAACAGGCTGAGGGCGGTGGCGACCATGACGGCCACAATCAGGACCAGGACGGCCAAGGCGTAGAAGGGAGCCTTCATTGCGGCACTCCGGAGACGCCGCCCCCGGCGGTGACGCCGAGGTGCTTGTGGCTCTTCAGGCTCTTGCCGGCGCCGATGACGTCGACGTCGGCCTTCGCGGTGCCGGTAAGATGGACGTCGCCCTCGATCTCGACGGAGCCCTTGATCCGAAGGCCGCCCTCGCTGGCGTCGATCGTCAGGCCGCCGGTGGCGACGATCGAGGCCGTGGCGCCGTCGGGCAGAATCGCGTCGAGCGTGTGGGTTTCCGGGTCGTAGGCGAGGACCGCGCCATCCTTGAACTGGACGAGCTCGCGCTTGCCGTCGCCGGGTAGGGGGAAGTCGTCGCAGGCGATTCCGCCGATCGCGACGGCGCCCTCGATGTCGCCATCCGGGCAGAGGAGGAGGACCTGCTCGCCGACGCTGTGGGGGGAATAGGTGCGGGTCTCGCCGGCGCGGCGCTCAACCCATCGGATTCGATCGGTCCGGACGTCGCCGGACTCGACCACGACGCGGCCGCCGTCCACCTCGGCCACTTGGCCGAAGCGGATCAACTCCCCGATCGGGACGGCATTGTCGCGGCTTCTCGTCATTGCCGCCCATCGTGCGGCATCAGCGGCGCCGGTGCGCGGGGGCGTTGTTGTAGCGGCGCGCTCCTACAACAGCGGCGGCCGCTCCCTCAGAGGCTCCACTTGAGGTCGACCTCGGCAAGGTGGCCGACCTCCAGCGATAGCCCGTGATCGACAATCGGGCTGATCCCGCGGGCTCGGAGGAGCTCGCACAGGTGGCCGTCTTCGCCTTGGGGGCCCATGACGAACCAAGGCTGCGGGATTTGCCGGAAGATCTCGATCGAGGTGAGGGTGACTCCGAGGCCGAGATATTCGACTTCCTCTAGCCCTTCCGACTTCGGCTGCAGCCGGCGGCGCTCGCCGGCGATCAAGTTGTACGCGGCGCCGATCGGGACGTCGGGCGAGGTACGCATGCGGGGGTTGCAACCGACCATCGGGAGGCGGTGCTTCAGCAGGCGAAAGAGGGTGTCCGGCGGGAAGGTCTGATCGTCGTCCAGCCAGAGGATGTGATCGGCCTCGAAGCTCAAGGCTTCGCCTACCAGGGCCGTGCGGAGATCATCGACGCGGGCCGACTCGGCCATAATCGATTTTAGCTCGACCTGGACCGGCCGGCCGGCGTCCATGACCTTCGCCTGCAGCGTGTGCATGATCAGCCCGTCGCGGGCGAGGACATGGCGCCACCTTGGGAAGCCCCGGGTCGCAGTGCAGATCGCTATTCGCATAACGGTCAAAGTAGCGGCGCCTGCGCTCGGTTCCTAGGTGGCCTGGTTGGTGACAATGATTGTGACCGGGGTGTCCTTCGGGGAGTCCTCGACGCCGACCAGCACGGTCTCGCGGATCACCGGATAGAATTGAGTGCCGTTTTCGTCGTCCATATCCACGACGTTGCGAAGGATGCTCCCGTCGAGGATGAAGCGGCCGCCGGCGTCGTCCATCAGCGTGAGTACCGAGCCGGGGGTCATGTTCATAAGCTGGCCCGCCCATTCGAGGGAGAGCGTCCCAGGCCAGATATTCGGATCGTCTACCCAAAGGACCTGAAGGTTGGCGACATTGGTCACGCCGACGCTCACGTCGGAAGTCCGGGGCGACCCTTCGGCGCCGGGGGCGAGCTCGGTGACTTGGAGAACGTGGCCCGGCCACTGCTCATAATCGAGCGGCAGCGCGGTAACGATGTTGAGGCCGTCGAGGACGAAGCGACCCTCGGCGCTGTCAGTGAGGGTGAGGGTTGATCCCGGGATTCGGCCCTGCAGCGTCCCGACGATCGTCCCGACCGGGACGTCCTCCGAAACGATATTGCTGTCGAGGGTCAGCTCAACCGTCTTCCGATAGAGCCTCAGCTTCCCGATCGCCGCCTTGCGGACCGCCGGGCTGTCCGGCGTGAAGGTGACCTCGAAGTCTTCGCTGGCCGCCAAGGTCTCAAGCGTCGCGCTACGCTCGCCGTTGGTCTGCCCTAGTTGGTCGAATAGCATGCCGCCCAGGGAGAACTTCGGCCGGCAGGCGCCGCCCTGCTCACTCAACTCGTATTTCAGAGTGTAAAACCCCGGCTCGAGGCCGGCGATCGTCCAGCTCGCTTTGCATCCGGTGCCGCCGGTCCCTCCGGTGAACCTCAGCTTCTGCGCGGCCTGGTCGAAAACGAGGGTCGCCGTGCCACCGCCCTCGGTGATCACCGGCGGGGGGCCGCCCTCTTCGAGGAGGCCGTTCTCCAGCAGGTTGATTGGCGCGTAGATCTTCGCCGTCGTGGCTACGAGATAGGCGGTCGAGCTCAACGCGACGAAGAGCGCGTCCTGGTCTGTAATAACGTAGGACGTCCCGGCCACCAGGCCGGCCTTGCCGGCGAGCAAGTCGAACGCTGCCCGGGTGAGCTGCACAGATCCGCCGCCGCCGGCGCCGGCGAGCTCGCCGCGCACGGCGTTAAATTCCGCGGCTATCCGCGAAGCTAGGGCAGCAAGGTGGACGGCGAGCGAGGGCATGGCTTAGACGAGGCCGGCCGTGAAGGCGGCGACCAGGTCGGTGTCGGGATTGCCGAGCTCGGCCGGTCCGTAGGCGTCGATGTTGGTGCGGGCGTTCGCCTTCTGCTGGGTGGTGAGGCCCTGAGTGGCGGTATCGGTGCGAACGCGGGCGGCCAGCGCGGTCGCTATGCTCGCCGCGAAATTCGCGTCGTTGCCCAGGGCGGCCGCCAGCTCGTTGAGTTGGTCCATTGCCGCCGGCGCGCCGTTGGTGATCGCGGCGATCGCGGTCGTCACGACGTCGCGGATCTTGTCGATCGAATAGGTTTTCGAAGTCGACGTCCCGAGGGCGTCATCGATGGCCGCCTTCGCCGCAGCAGAGGTCGCGGCCGCGTCGACCAGACCCTTCACCTCGTTGAGCGCGGCAACCAGGTTGCCCTTCGCCGTCGTAGTGAGGGCGGACAGGTCGGCCGCGTTGCCGTTGATCAGGGTGAGGATCGTTTTGCACTGCGAAGCGACGCGGGTGGCGAAGTCCTGCAGGCGTGTCGCGAGGGTGCTCATATTGGTTCCTTCAGATCAACTGGTTGTCGAAGATTAGCGTCAGGTCGCCCGGATCTTCGTTGGTGGCAGGGTCGCCTTGGGGGCCGGCCGGGCCCACGCCGCCGGCCGGACCGGGAAGCCCGCGGGCGCCAAGGCGGCCGAAGCGAATCGCCACCTTCGGCCCGCCGCCGACGGCAGACTCTTCCGCTGGCGTGAGGTGGAGCATGTTGTGGGCGTCGGGCAGGCGGACGATTGTCGTGTCGCTCGATCCCCGCCAGCTGAGGATTGGAATGTCGGCCGTGACGGCCACCTCCCCTCCGGGCAGCTGCAGGCGAAGCCTGATCCAGAAGCTGCGCCGCGGCGGCACGGTGGCCGTCTGCTGCGTCGTCATTGAGAGCACGGCCGCGCCGGCGGCGCGATCGGACCAGGCGAGCGCAGGGGTGAAGCCGAGGTTTGTCGCATCGATGTCGAGCGCGGCGCCGGTGCAGTCCTCGCGACGCGCTTCATCGGCGTCATCGAAGACGTAGATTTGCCAGCTTGGGCTCTCACCTGGCCGAAAATTCAGCATGTCGCCGTTCTGGCGGACAGGGCGGACCGAGGCGCGGCCCCGCTGTTGTAGCGGCCCGCTCCTACAACAGCGGGCGCCATGAACCGGGTTGGGCCGGCGGCAGCGGACTATCCGCTGCTGCCGGTCCCCGGGGGCTGGTTAGGAGTGGAGCGGCCTCAAGGGGTTGCGCCTTGCTCGCACGGGGTGGTGCCCCGCTCGTCCACTGGACAGGCCGCATAGTCGGGTTTCGGGAAGGGTCTTACCGGATGCCGGCAGTGTTTGGCAAACCGATTTTGCAGGAATCTCAGGTACCTAAACTGCCGATAGGTATGGCGCTGAACACGATCGAGGCCAGCGAGAAGCCGCTGCGGCTTCGGCTGATGGTGGCCGGCCGTCTTCGTCAGCAGCAGAGGGTGGAAGAACTCGCCGTCGAGTTCGAGGAAGGTGGTCTTGTGCTCGCCGTGATAGGTGAAGCCGGCGGCCTGGTAGACGGTCCCGTTGAGGCCGCAGCGCTCGTCGGCGAAGGATTGAATCCACTTCACCGCGGGCCGCAGCCGCCGGATCAGCCGGATCGAGGCGGCCAGGGCGCGGCTCTCGGAATTGCGCGGGGCCTCGTCGGAGAGCCACATTCGGTTCAGCTCGAGATATTCGTTCATGGCCGTGCCGGTGACGACGCTGCCCGCCCGGGCCGGGTTGAGGGCATAGCCGTACTGGATCACGCCGACGAGCCGGTCGCCCATGAAGACGCCCAGGTGCGTCGTCGTGCCGCGGTAGTAGGTGCCGCTGTAGTGGTTCGCGAGGATGACGTCGTTGGCGAGCTTCCGGTCCATGATCCGGACGCTGAACTCGTAGCTTCCGAAGCCGACGAGCTCGCGGCCGTCACCGGGGGCGAAGAGATAGCCGGTCGACTCGCCGGCGACGCCGAAGACGGGGCGGTCAAAGTCGACCAGGCGGGAATTGGCAGTTTCGAGGTCCACAAGCTGAACTCCTGGCGGCCGCTCTGTCGGCGGTCGGGGAAGGGCTCAGGGGCCTCAGGGTGTTGAAGGCGCCGCAGCGCCGACACTTGATCTCGATCAGGCCGGCAATCGCGGCCCTTGCGGCTTTGAACAAAAGCGCCCCGCAACCGGCGCAGCGGTGTGATTCCTTCACGATCGCAACCCATACCTTGCCGCGCCGTAAGGCCGGCGCGGCCGAGCTCGACAAGCGAGCGAGGTACGGGTGACAGCCCGTCGTTAGCGGGCGTTGGCGGCGCCCGGCCGGGGGCCTGGGCCCGTCGACTAGTAGGAGCTATCGCGCCGCGGCCGCCTCGCCATCCCTGCCGATGATGTAGGAAGGCCGCCCTACAACATGCGGCCGGGAACCTCGGCCGGGCCGATCGTGCTGGACTCCCTTTGTGGAATTGGGTTCAAGCGGCCCGCCGGTGTGCCCGGTGGGGAGACCAAGCGCGGCCCGGGCCGTGGGAGGTGCGGGTGACAGCCCGCGGTCCGCGCGGTTGGCGCCGCCGGGCCCTCCCCTCTCTTTTCTAAGAGGCGGTCGTGCCCCAGTTCACGACGGCGGCCGCTTCCTTCGCAGCGCGTCCTTCAGCCGCGGCGACAGCCATCTTCGCTCCTGCCTTCAATGCCTCGATCGCTCCACGGGCCCGGCGGCTTTCGTCGGCCTTCTCGATGACGATGACGGCGAGAGTTCCGAGGTCGACCCCGCAGGCTTGCGCTTCAGGCGCCAGCATCGGGAAAGCCGCCGGGTCCGGATCGACGCCGTCGACCAGGCGCCGGGCCTCCGCCTCCTTGTCGAGGTAGGTCAGCTCCTGCCCGGGTGCGATCGTGAGCAGGCAAGCTCGGGCGGCGCCGGCTTCGGCGTCGATGCGGGTGAAGAGCATGGCTTCCAGTGCGGCGAGATCCTCCACGACCAGGCCGTCCACGACGAGCAGGGACCGGCCCTCGGCCGCCAGGGCGGTCGCGGCCGCGTCCAGCTCGATCGACTCGCAGCCCTCGGGGATAGCGTCGTGCCCGCTGCTGACCTTGACGACGCGGCCCGTATCGGCCCGGAAAAATGCGATCATGTGTGGCCTCCCAAATAGCCGTCGACGCCGCTTGAGGCGCCGGTGCCGGAAGTGCGGCGGAAATAAAACCGAACCCTGATGACCTTCGTCGCGCCCAGGCTGTTCGTCCAAGTCCCGGCGCTCGAAAGGCCGTTCGGCGAAGCGGGCTCCCCGGGCTGCGCGAGGTTGCCGACGAAGCCGATCGCCTCCGATCCCGGGAAGTCGACCTCGGGGCCGCCATCGGTGATATTCTGATAGGTGAGCTTGCCCTGGCTTTGGTAGCCGCCGCTTCGAAACCAAGATACGTTCGCGTCGGCCGAGAGGGTCAGCCCGTTCGCCACGGCGATATCGCTGAGGACGGCGACAGCGGCATAGGTCGGAGAATCGTTCACATAGGTTATGTGGGTCGGGACCGACGCGGTTGCCGAGCTGCCGGCGCGGACCTTGGTATAGGTCACTCGAATAATCGCCGTGGCGCCGTTGGCGACCCTGACATCGATCCAGCCCACGTCTCCAACCAGGCCGACATTGTTGAAAACGCCGTTCCCTGCGTTGGCGAAGCCGGACATTCCCCCCGAATCGATGACGGTGTAGGTCGTGCCCGTGGCCGAGTTGGTGACGTCGAGGCCGCCCTTGTAGACGGTGATCGAGAAGCCGGGGACCGCATTGATCGGAGTCCCTGTCGAAGTGCAGGGGACGGTGATAGCCGGCGGCGAGGCGCTGACGGTGAGCGCATCGATGCCGTTGACGCCCGGAGCGCCCCCAGGGCCTTGCGGGCCGCCTGGGCCTTGCGCTCCCCCCGCGCCCGGCGCGCCGGGCGCCCCAGGCGCTCCTGCGGCGCCGTCTTGAACGCAAACGACGCTGAGCATGTCGCTAACATTGTCCGGAGCGCCGGACGCCGCGGTGACGACAATGCTCTTCGTCCCGGCTGGGAGAAGGCCGGACTGAAGGTAGACGATGGTCTGGTTCGTGGCGGCCGTCGTGCCCGCGGAGGTTGTCCGGAGCGCCACGGGGCCGAGCGAAGCGTTGGCGGCGTTGTAGGCGGTCGCCGACCAGCTGAGTGCGCCGGCGTTGTTCTGGCGGTTCGCGGTGAGGGCGACGACCTGGGCCGCGGGCGCGAGGACGCCGGCCGAGTTGACGATGAACTGCTGCTTGTCCGAGGTGACGTAGATCGTCCGCGCCGGCGCGCCGTCCGCGCCGTTCGAGCCGGCGGCGCCGTTCGCGCCGGCTGCGCCGGCGGCGCCGTCCTGAACGCAGACGACGCTGAGCATGTCGCTGACATTGTCGGGAGCGCTGGAAGTCGCGGTAACGATCACGCTCTTTGTCCCGGCCGGGAGGACGCCGGATTGAAGGTAGACGGTGGCCTGGTTCGTGGCGGCCGTCGTGCCCGCGGACGTCGTCCGGAGCGACACGGGGCCGAGCGAAGCGTTGGCGGCGTTGTAGGCGGTCGCGGCCCAGCTGAGCGCACCGGCATTGTTCTGCCGGTTGGCCGTGAGGGCGATGACTTGAAGTGCCGGCGAGAGGGCGCCTGCCGCGCTGTAGAGGAATTGCTGCTTATCGGAGGTGACGTAGATCGTCCGCGCCGGCGCGCCATCCGCGCCGGCCGGGCCGCCGGGGCCTGGGGCTCCGCCGGGCCCGGGCGCGCCACCGGGGCCGGCCGGCCCAGCCGGGCCCGACGGGCCCGTGACGCCGTCCTGCATGAAGACGATGCTGAGGGTGTCGCTGAGATTGTCCGGCGCGCTGCTCGTCACGGTGACGAGGATCCCAACGGTTCCGGCCGGAACGTCGCCCGAATTGGCATAGACCGTGGCTTGGTTCGTCGCGGCCGTCGCTCCCCCCGCGGCCGTGCGCAGGGGAACGGCGCCCAGGTAGGTGCCGGCGCCGTCGTAGGCGGCCGACGACCAGCTGAGCGCGCCAGCGTTATTCTGACGGTTGGCGGTGAGGGAGACGACCTGCCCGGGCGGCGCGTAGGCGCCTTGGGCGTTCAGCTTGAAGTGCTGCTGGCTCGAGGTGAGGTAGATGGTCTTCGCGGAGGCGCCCGGGGCGCCATCCTGAACGCAGACCGCACTGAGCATGTCGCTCACATTGTCCGGAGCGCCAGACGCCGCGGTGACGACGATGCTCTTTGTGCCAGCGGGGAGCTGACCGGACTGAAGATAGACGGTGCCCTGGTTCGAAGCGGCCGTAGTGCCCGCGGCCGTCGTGCGCAGCTGGACGGCGCCGATCGCGGCGCCGGCCGCGTTGAAGGCAGTCGCGGCCCAGGTCAGCGCGCCGGTGTTGTTCTGCCGATTCGCGGTGAGGGTGATGACCTGGCCGGCTGGGCTAAGGGCGCCGACGGAGTCGTAGGTGAACTGCTGCTTGTCCGAGGAGACGTAAAGCGTCCGCGCCGGGGCGCCATCTTCGCCGTCCGCGCCGCTTGCCCCGGCGGCGCCGGGAGCGCCGGCGTTGCCGGCGTCGCCCTTCAGCCCCTGCGAGCCTTGCGGTCCCTGCGGACCGGCGGGCCCCTGTGCGCCGGCGTTGCCGGCGTCGCCCTTGGGGCCCTGCGGACCTTGTGGACCCTGCGCGCCCTGCGCCCCTGCGGCGCCTGCGGGCCCGACACCGGCCGGGCCGGCCGGACCCTGCCCGCCGGCAGGGCCGCGAAGGCTTTCGAGGAACTGCGCCTGGGTCTTGCCGGCATTGCCCGGCTGCTGAAGCCAGACACCATAGGCGGAGGCGCCGCCGTTCAACTCGGCCGCGATCGGCGCGCGCGCCGCGGCCGCGAGGTCCGCGATCGTCGTTCCGCGGGTCTCCTTGTTCCCGTTGCCGTCATCCTGCACGACGGGGACGATATCGGCGCCGCTGAGCGGGGCCGCGGGATGCTCGATCTTGAGCCTGCTAACTTTCATTGCGCGGGGTTCCAGTGATTGTCGGCCGAGGGATCAAAGGCTTCGAGCTCGGGCCCGGTCATGCCCGCGACGCCCGCCTCGATGCGGTCAGAGGCAGCGCGCAGCGCGTCGATCGCGGCCATCCTCGCGAAGGCCGCCGAGGTCTCGACGTTCGTCGTCATCGTTGCATTGAGCTGGAAGGCGGCGCGGGCGATTGCTGCGGTGTCGTTGGCCTGGCGCCACTCCGGAGCGACGAGCAGGATGCGCCGGCGGGCCTCGCGCTTGATGCAGGTTATGGCGAAGGCCCGCCGGTGAGCGAGGTTCTCGCGCGGGCGCCGAATGTAGGGGCGCCCGCCCTTGCCGACGTAGATCTCCGCGCCGGCGGCCTGGGCCGCGACCAGCTCGCGGTGGCGAGACGGCCTGATGTGGACCGCGGCCTGGTCGATTGCCTTCCCGTGGGTCGCGCGGCTTTGAAAGCCGGAAGAGGGGCTCCAATAGATCATCGTCAATTTCCGATCGCGAACCAGCCCACCGGGACCTGCAGGCGGTCGCCGGCGGTGGAGATGATGAAGCTGCCGGGAGAGAGCGGGCGCTGGACCCACATCGGCTCGTCGGACTCATCGCCGTTGTTCGGGTTGCCGTAGAAGGTCAGAAAGACTTGCCAGCAGGCCACGGGGAAGGCCTCGGGGAAGTAGACGGCCTGGCTTCCGAGGTAGACGCTGGCGTCGCCCCATTTGAACCGGAGACCGCCCGGCAGGACAAAGTCGCCAGAGGGTCCGAGCGTATGGGGCAGGCCGGCGAGGGCCGCCGGGGTGATCGCCCGATCGTTCGCCGTGCCGGCGAAAACGTCGGCGGCCGACGCGGCGAGGACGGTGATGATCCTATCAGCCGTCATATCGCCGCCGCCCTGGGCCAGGCCGGCAGCGAGGATCTGGCGGCCGCCCGGGACCCTGCCGGAAAGCAGCGCGAGGATCCCGGCAATCGAGTCGGGTGTGAGGGCAACGTCGGTAGCGGCGCCCGCCTCGGCCTGGGCCCGGCTCGCCGCCGGGACGGTAATCGTGCGATCGGCGGCTAAGCTGCCGCCGCCCTGGGCGAGGCCGCCGCCAAGGAGCGAGCGGCCAACCGGGGGAGCGCCGACCTTGGCGGCCGTCAGGACGACGTCGCCGATCTCGCCGTTGACAGTGCGGACCGGCGCGCCCGGGCTGAGAAACTCAACCCAGTTGGCAAGGACGCTTGGCGGCGCCGCGGCGAGGCGATAGGTCTTGGTGAGATCCGTTCGCTGGCAGAAGTCGCCCGGGCCCGCGGCCGCGAGCGCCGTCATCTCAGCGTTGCTCGCCGCGTAATAGGTATCGATCGAATCCTGGGCAGGTAGATATTGCGGCGGGATCTTCTGCCCAGGGCCGCACGGCACCCAGCCACCCTCGACGCCCATTGAGGCAAGGCGCAGGTAGACGCCCTTCGCTCCCTTGGGGGTGAGGATCTTGTCGTCGACGAGGCCGGCGGCCGCCTCGGCATCACTGGCGAGGTAGGCGACGCCCTTTCGGGTGAGGGTTGCCGGCGGATAGAGGAAGTTCGTGTCTCCGAACTCGATCAACTCGGCCACGGCCTGGGCGAAGGTGATGTCGGCCGCGAGCAGGAACGAGGAGACGGCGCTCTTCTGGAAGATCGGCTCGCTCTGGCCCGCGACGCCGAAGAGGGCCCCGTTGTCGAGGTAGAGGGCAAAGCCGCGGACCGTGTAGGCGTCGGCTGTGTCATCGAGCGCGACCATGTGAATCACGCGATCGTTCACGGCCTCGCCGGCGACCATCGCGATGCGCTTGAACTCGCCCGGAAGCTCCTCGAGCGTCGGCGCCGGCACGAAGGCCTGCGCGGTGAGGCCGAGCTCGGCGATGCGGACGGCATTCGTCACGCCCTGCTGCGCGTCGAGTAGGGCCGACAGCCCCTCCTCGGTGATGAACACGACAATGGCGAGATCTTCGTTTTCCAAGTTACCGCTCCAAGAGATCGCCGTTTTCGGCCTGCAGGGGCTCGCCGGTTTCGGTGCTGAGGAAGGCCGACTGCTCGGCGTTCATGTCGGCCGTCGCGACGACCCGGACGAAGCCGGCCAGGCGCGCGGCGCCGAGGATGTTGAGGCCGGCGCCGGCGTTCAGAAGCTGGACGAGTTGCATGTGCGAGCGCAGCGGCTTCACGCGCGAGACCTCGCGGACGATCTTCTCCGCAAAGGCGGCCGTCGATCGAGGGCCGCCGCCGGCACCGAGGGGGAGGCGGATTTGGAAGGTGTGCGGGTCGAGCCGCGGCTGCGCCTCGAACCATTCGACCAGTTCGAGCAGCTCGTCCGCGGCCGCGAGGACCGCCTCGACCGCGGCCCGGGTGCCCTTCCGCCGCTGAAGGTCGATCGCCTGCGCGACTTCCTGCCGCTTTCGCGCTTCGGTCCAGCTCGGCTCCCAAGCATCGATGCTCAGGCCCCAGGCCAGCCAGGGGAGCAGTTCGAGGGGGCACGTCCACGGATTCCAGAGCGATTGGAGCGGGATCGGGATGGCGGAGATTCGAGCGCCAGCGGCCGCGACGGCGCGTTCGAGCGGCCTCGCATTCGGCGGGAGGAGGGTTGCGGCGGCCGTCACTCGCCAGCCCCTGCGGAGGTGAGAGTGATCGACGTGCACCAGGGCGCCTGCGTTGCGCCGAGAACGAGGCTGGCCGCCGGGGAGATCAGGTCGACGTCCTGAACCCCTTCAACATGGAGGGCGGCATAGAGCCCCGATTTGGTGACGTCCCGGCCGAGACGCCGGTTCTTAGCGAGATAGTTCTGCAGGCTTGCGTCTGCGGCGGCCGTGACGACGGAGGAATCGGGGCCCTGATAAATGTAGAGCTTCGCCGCGACGGCGAATTCCACGACGTCGGCGGACTGGACGGTGACGAGGTCGGTAAGGGGACGGACCTCGCGACCGTTGACGACGGCCTCCACGGCAGCGAGCAGCTCGGCCGAGGCCTCGCCGTTCCCCAAGCGTGAAAGGACCGTGACGAGGACCTCGCCCGGCGCCGGGCTGGTGGCGCTGGCATCGAGGACATCCGCCTCGGCCGAGCGGGCGTGAAAGACGTAGGCGAGCTCGGGCCCGGCGACGGAAAAGCTTTCCGGCGCGAGGACCACGCGGACGCGCAGCGAGTCGTCGTCTTCCATGATCGCGGCCGTGCTGGCGACCGGATCGGCGGGCGCGAGTTCGAGCCGGGTGACGCCGACCAAGGCCGCCAGCTGATCGAGATCGGCGCCGGCGGCGAAGGCGATCATGATGCTGCGGGCGCGGTCGTTGAAGTCTTGGCGGATCAGCAGCTCGCGGTAGGCGTTCTCTTGGAGGAGCTTCATTACCGGGTCGGACTCGACCGTCGCGTCCCACTCGGGCGCCAGTTCATGAAAGCGGGCAATCCGCTCCGCCAGCAGCTGCTCATAGGAAAGCTGCTCCACCACGGTAGGCGGAGGCAGGCGCGAAAGGTCGACGGCCGTTGAGGAGGAGCTGCCAGGCATCGCCGCCATGTCGGGCGGCGGCCGCCACGGCCGCTAGGCGGGGCTGTTGTAGCGGGCCGTTCCTACAACAGCGGCCCGCTGTCGCTGGGCCGGGGCGGCCCTAGCTTGAAGCCTCCCCGCCGACGCGGCCCGCAAAGGAGGCAGCCATGTAACCTGCGCTCTCCCCTCTCATCCCTGAACTGGGCGCCGGCGACGGCGCCCTTTTTTTATTCGCTGAGGCTGGCCAGGACGATGTCGAGAATGGCCTCCTGGTCTGTTTCGTTCATGCCGAGAAGCCGACGGACCGGGTATTGCACGACGGGGGAGGACCGATCGCGCTCGACGTGATCCTTCAGGCCTTCCTGGTGAACCCGCATGATTCGGCCCACGGCGCCGGTGTAGCCGACGCTCGCTTCATCGGCCGTGGCCTGCTTCCGCAGCAATTTGGCGGTGCGGGCCCGTAGGAACATTTTTCGGTCCTTGATGCTGCGTTTCCGCTTCTCGACCTTGGCGGCGCCGCGGAGCGGTCGGCGCGGCTTGCGCGGCTCGAAGGGGCGGCCGTCAGGGTCGACGTTGGCGCCGATCGTCTTGCTGCGGGCCCTTTGAAGGTGGGCGGCAATCCGGAGACCCATCTTCTTTCGCTGGCCCGGCTCGAGCCGGGCGACGAAGCCGGCGAGATACGCCCCGAATTCCTCGATGCTGATTGTCTCGGCCATCAGGGGCCAGGCTCTGACGGCTCCCCTGGCCGGCTGCAGAGCAACTCGCCGTGCGCCCAGATCTCGCCCAGGAGCGGCGGTGCGACCATTCCGGCGAAGGCCGCGTCGATTGGCGGCTCGGGCCGGTAGACGAGCTCGTAACCGCCGGGCTGCGGGACGGCGTCGACGGCCTCCGTCAGGTCGAGTTGAATCTCCAAATCGAAAAGCTTCTCGCCCAGGACGACGACGTCGAAGGTGAGGGCCTGGTCCCCGGCGTCGTGGTTGAGCAACGTCTCGGCCTGGTTGTCGCGGACCCAAAGCAGGGCCGGGAAGAGGATCTGGGCCGGATTGCCGCTGAAATTGGTGACGATGATGACGCAGCGGTAGCGGTACTCGAAACTGACTTTCTCGCCATACCGCGCCGCCAGCTTGCCCTTGTCGATGAAGACGGCAAGCTGGTCCGGGTCGGTTACGAGGGCCGGGTTGGCCGCTAAAATGGCGGCGCGGAGGCTTTCGTGCTTCTTCATTTGCTCAGAACATGCGGGCGAGCATGCCCCTCTTCGCGCGCTTGACGGCGCGGGCGTCGCGGGCCTCGCAGCGCTCGACTATGCCGATCGCGTCCTTGGTGCGGCCGTTGGCCTGGTCGAGCTTCCCGGTCTGGGCGTCGCCGAAGGCAACCCAGTCGCCGACGGTCTCGCCCTCGGGCAGCGGCGCCGGCGCGACGCCGGCCTTCCAGTCAGCGGGGATCAGCTCCCCGCAGCCGACATTGGTCGCTGTCACGATAGGCGGCCCGCCGGCACAGGCTGCGACGGCCAGCGTCGCGGACAGCAGGATTGACAGGCGCAGATGCCCCTTCAGCATTTCGAATCTCCTCGTCGTTGGTTCGGGTAAGTTCCTCGGCCGTCCGCTCGCGGCTGGCAGCCGCGCCTTGGGTTGCGATCGCGTCGACCGCGCTGTTGCCGAGCGCGTCGGTTTGCTCAACCTGAAGGCGCGCCTGAGCGCCCATCGAGCGAATCTTGTTACAGGCCGCGGGCCCGGCGAAGAGGATGACCAGGGCGAGAACGCCGATTGTCAGGGCCATAGCGAGAGCAGGCTTTAGTCCGAACATCAGGCGTCCTTTCCCTTGCCGGGTGATGTGCCGTTCCTGAGGAAGTCCGCGATGACGTCGGCCTCCAGTACAAGGCTGGTGCCGTCTCCTGGCCGTAAGGAGTTCGCTAGGCGCAGAGCCTCAAGACGGATTTGCTGATCGTCGGTCATTGGCGGGATCCTTCGGCGGCCGGCGACGAGGCCGCCGGCGGGGGGGTCTTATCGGCGCTGCCCTTGGACGAGCCGAGGAAGTAGCCGACGGCGATCATGAAGGCGCTCTTGACGGTGTCGGCGAGGTCGATGTCGCCGGCGACGTATCGGTAGAGGAGCGCAGCGACGATCAGCAGCGCGATGAGGCTACGGACGTCGAGTTCGCGGAGCACCCTCACGCCCTGCCGTCCTTCATCATCGCCGAGAGGCGGCTCGCGCGCGGGCCGACCTGGCGGGCCCACTTGGACTGCATCATGCCGGCGGCGGCCGAGGCGTAGTTGCCGCCCTGGATCATCGCGAGCGTGTTTTTGAAGCCGCAGAGGCCGCCGATGCCGAGGTTGAAGGCCATGTTGACCATGATCCGCTGGCGGACCGGGTCGAGCTTCCTCCACCAGGGCAGATGACGGTCGAGGTCGCGATCGACGCGGTCGACGTCGCTATTGAGCAGGAATCGCGACTGCTCCTTGGTGATACCGTCTCGGGCGCAGCTGCCCTTGGTGATGCCCAGGGCGGCCGTTTCGTGCGCGAAGATCCCGACGTCATCGAGGTTGCGGCCGACGCCGATCGTCAGCTTGCCCGCGGTGCAGCGGTAGACCTTCAGGCGCTCGCCTTCGTCGCGGACCAGCTCCTCGAGCATCGCTGCGCGGTCGTAGGTGGTCGACGTCAACGTCGCCGGCGCGGCCGCCGGCGCCGCGGCCGCGTCGTCGCCATTGTCGTTGGCGGCCAGGCCGAGGCGATCGCACAAGCCGTTGACGGCGGCGATGCGGCCGGGGCTGGCGTAACCCTGGCCGTCGAGCCAGGGGCGGAATGTTTCGAAGACTTCGCGGCGAGTGACGGGCATTATTTCAGATCCTTTTTCGAAAGGGCCTTTTCGATGATCCAGGCGGGCAGCTCGGCGACCACGTCGACCGTCCGGGTCATGAAGCGCGGCGTCGCCTCGTAGGCGACCATTCCGAGGGCGAACGTGATCGACTGAGCGAGCAGCGGGCCCGGGGCGAAGATCGCGCCGATCGCCAAGCTGGCGAAATAGGAGACGCCGATTCCGACCATGATCTGAACCAGGCGCTGCCCGTATTTCAGTCCGGGCTTGTAAGCTTGGGAGATTGCGGCGCCGACTGCTCCAGGCGCCAGGGTCGACCCGATAGCTCGGGCCCCGTCGATAATCTCCGGAGGAAGGTGAAAGTCGGCCATTATCAATTCCAGAGCTGCGGAACCGAAGGCTCCGAGGGCGCCGCGGCCGCGGCGGGAAGGGCGACGGCCAGGCCCTCGGGGAGCAGCGTTCCGAGGGCGGCCAGGCCGGGGTTGGCTTCGAGAACCGGCTCGACGGCCGACGTCCCGACGACGCGCCAGACCAAGGCGTCCAGCGTCTCGCCGGCGCGGGCGCGCACGATGAGAGCCGCCGCCACTAGATCAGCTCCACGTCGGTAGCGTCGACGCCGAGGAGATCCCGAATCGCGTGGGTCGCGTTGCGGCGGTAGTCGGCCGAGCTAAGCGCCCTCTGCTCCGCGCGATCGGCGCCGTCCTTCGTCGCGGTGACGTCGCGATAGGTCTCGCAAAGGTCGGCCATGACCAGGTTGAAGACGGCGCGGCGGTACCGGCGGACGAGCGCCGGCTCGAAGTCAATCTGGACGTCGGGCTCGACCGCCTCCAGCGAGGCGGCGCCGGCAGCCTCGCGATCGAGGCGCCAGCGGCGCAGTTCCCGGCCGACATAGTCCTGGGCGGAGTAGACCGCCTCGACCAGGCGCGCTTCGGTAACGGTCTCGGTGACGCGCATCGCTTCGCGCAGCTGCGCCGGGTCCGTGGGCGGGTACCAGCCGTCATGCACGATGACCGGCCGGGGCGAGCTCGGCGGGGTCGGCGGGGGCGGGGGGGCTACGGCGACGAAGGTCATCAGCCGAAATTCGCCAGCGTGCCGCCGTCCAGAACCGCGAGGTCGACCTCCTCGGAAACGAGCAGGACGGGGACGCGCGCGTGCCCGGCCTGGTCGAGAGTCGACCGAAACGAGCCGGCGATCATCTGGGCCCGGGAAGGGCCGCCGCGGTCGCGGCCGAGGAAGGATGCCGTCGGGACGCGCACGACCAGGGAATCGCCCGGGCGGAGGCGGAGGCGGCGGACGTCGAAGTCTTCGGCCATGCTCGGCCTCCGGGTTGGTTCGCCCCGCGGCTAGCGGGGGGTGGGGAGAGTCGACCTGGGGTAACGGCTCGATCGAGCTTCGCCTTCGGTCGCTTCTCCGCCCCCCGAGCGCCGTGGGGCGAGCTGGTGAGCCTGGCGGAGGATCCGCCTGGCGAAACTATTCTGCCGGCGGCGCGAGGGCTTTCGCCTCGCGCTCCAGCTTTCCGATTTCTGCCTTCACGCCCGCCTTTGGGTTCAGCTCGAGCGCGCGACGGAGGAACCGCAGGGCTCCCTCGATCGCGGCCCGCTTGCCGCCCGCGGGCCCGTCGGCACCGGGCTCGATCGCCGCGGCGGACCGGACGAGCTGCAGGCCCATCGCCTTCTGAAGCTTCGCGCGGACTTGGTCCGGCATGTCCTCTTTGGCCGTCAGGCCGTCGACCTGCTGAAGCAGATCGAAACCGAAATCCTCGCCCTGCCCAAGACGCTTGATGGCAGCCTCGGCGATCTCCTCTGCGATCATGGTTGCAGCCGTGCGCTCGAAGCGCTCGGGCAGGGCGAGGCCGTGGCGGAGGACGTACGAGATAAGAGGGAGCGCGCCCTCGAAATCGCCGACGTCGATCCGCCAGACCATGACCTGGGTGAAGATGTCGTCCTGAAAGCCGCCTTGACCGGCGGCCTCCGCGTCGAGGACGCCATCCACCCAGGGAACGTAAGCGGGAAGCAGCTGACGCTTCAGCTCGATCTTCGCCTCGATCGACTGAAGCTCCTTCAGCCGGCGAAGATCGACGCCGAGGCGCGCCCTCTGATGCTCGTACTCCGTCGCCTCCGGCCCCGAGGGCGGCCGAACGGCGGCGACGGCGGCCGCGGTAGCGATCCGCGCGAGAACGCGGGCTTGGTGGCGACGGGCGAGGCTCATCGGTTCAGCTCCTCAGGCGGGGGCTTACGCCCCCTCCTCCGGCTCGGGCGCCGGCTTCGGTGCCACGCGGATGTTCTCGACAAGGGAGACGAGGCCGTATTCCTCGACCACATAATCCTCGTTGACGCTCTCATAATTGGCGATGCGGTCGAACTCGGGCTCGTCCTTCAGCTGCCGGCGCCGCGTCTCCTCCTGCCAATAGATCGAGAGGTTATCGAGCCGGGTGATGAGCAGCGCGTTCGCCGGGAAGAACGGAACGCGCACGGCCGGGAGGCCGCCGATCTGCTTCGCCGAGGCGAGGATGCGATCGCGAGCTTCGATCTCGGTCGCGGTATTGGCGGCCTGGTTGATGATCGGGAAATATTTGTCGTCCACCAGGTCCCGGCCGACGATGACGACCAGGTCGGTGTCGTCGCGATGCCATTCATCGATCAGGCGGACCGCGTCCTTCACCAAGGCGTCGAGGTTGACGTAGTCGGCCCGGGCCGTGTCGGCGTTACCGGCGCCGTTGTTGGCGGCCTCGTTGTAGAGCTCGACGTTGTCGGCGACATAGATCGCCTTGTTGGTGTCCTTCCCGTCGACCATGACCGGGTCGGTCAGCTCGCCGTCATCGAGGACGCGCGCCGGGGTATTGGTGCGAATCTTGGTGAGCCAGCCCTCGTTGAGGTCCTGCAGGAGCGGGAACGCTACCTTGTCGGTCTGGACGGCCGCGTGGGTTCCGTTGAAACCGACCATGATCCGGTCGCGGGCCTGCTGGCGCAGGATGACATCGCGGATGATCGTCTGGAACTCGGGTTTGTGGCGCCAGGCGTCGAGCTTCGCATAGCGAAGGCTATGGTCGAAGTTGGTCTGCCGGCAGTGATACCGGCCGAGGACGCCGTCGTTGGTCGGGTCGCCGGGGTTGCGCCGGTTGCCGGCGGCCGTGTTGGTCCGGCTCGCGATCGGGCCGCTGACGTCGATTCCGACCTTCTCGCCCTCCTGCTGGATGACGGGGACGATATTGATGCGCTGCAGGAAGTCGCTCTGCTCGCGCATGCGCGCTTCGAGCTTCTGCTCGACTTGCGGATCGACGGAAAACTTGGTGGTCGCATCGGCCACGTCGATCCCGTTCAGGAGCGCGATCTGCGAGACATAGGCGTTGAAGAGGGCGCGGGTAGCTCTGTGCATCTGGGTTTCCTTGTCGGTCTGACGGGGCGGGTCAGCAGTCGGTTTTGGCAAAGTTGCTCTGCTCGCCGGTCCCGAGGGGGCGGCGATTCGAGCTGGCGTCGGTCGTTTCCAGTTTCCCCTTCATCTCGGTGACCTGGCCGGAGAGGGCGGCGATCTGGCCGTCGGCCTTCGCCGCGTAGGTGCCGATCGCCGCGGTCACGACCTTGCCGAGCTCGGTCGCGAACGCGGCCTGGTCGAAGGGGGCGCCCGCAACGGGCTCTTCCTTCTTCGGCAGCTCCTGGGCGCCGCCACTGAATTTGGCGGCGAAGCCGTCAAGGACGCCCTTCAGCTTGGAGGTCCAGTCGTCGGCGCCGGCGCCGGCGCCAGCGTCCAGCTCGAAGGAGACCTCCATCGCTTCGGAGAAGTGGTTGCCGGCGTCCGTCTTCCGGGCCGCGAGCGGGTTCACCTTCGCCTTGCCGGCGAACTCCAGCATCTCGGTTCCGAGGGAAGCGGGATTGTCGGTGATCGCGAGGCCGACCAGGCCGGCCTTGCCGGTCCCGGCGAAGTTGGGCGAGATCTCGCAGGAGGTGAAGAGCTTCTGGCCCTTCTTGTTGATCGCGAGCAGCTGGTCGTTGACGTCGAACTGCGCTTCGAGCGCCCGCTTTTTGACGGTCTTGCCGTCGAGCTGCATGTCGAAATCGACCGCGCGGAGGGCAACGACGGAGCCGTAGGCGTTGAAAGGCGGCTCGGGGCTGAAGCCGGCGATATGCTCGCAATTGATTCGGGCCGTGTAGGTGGCCGGGGCGTAGCCGGCCGCCATCTCATTGATCCAGTTGAGGTCGATCGTGCGGCCATCGACGGTGGCGCCTTCGACAGCGATGCGGAAAAAGCGGGTGAGAGGCATGATGGCTCCGGTCCTAAATGTCGGTGCCGGCGCGCCCCGCCGGGGGGAAAAGCGAAGCGCGCCGGTCGCCGCCAAATGGAACCGGGAGGGGGGGAGGGGTAAAGCGAGGCCTGTTGTAGGAACGGCCCGCTACAACAGGACCAGCGCGAAGTTGGACGGCGGCCGCGGTTAGCGTCGCCACCATGCTGATCGCCCCGATCGAGAGACCGCTATACGCCGATGTGCGCCGGGAGGCCCGTAGCCTCTACTGGCGGGGCTGGGGCGTCACGCAGATCGCGGACGAGTTTGAGCGCCTCGGCCTGAAGGTCGAGGGCAAGCTCGTAAAGCGATCGACTATCTCGAGCTGGAAGCAACGGGAGAAGTGGGAGGAGGCGCCGTCGATCCGCGCGGCCGAGGAATCGACCGTCGCCCGCTACAACATGCTCGTCGCGAAGGAGCAGAAAACCGGCCACGACTTTAAGGAGATCGACCTCCTCGGCCGCCAGCTCGAACGGTTCGAGCGCTGCCGGCGGTACCGGAACAGCGGCAATGAAGCCGACCTGAATCCGAAGGTCGAGAATCGGAACAAGGGCGAGAAGAAAAAGCCCAGGCCGAATATGATAACGGCCGAGCAGGCCGAGCAGCTGCGCGAGGCATTCCTCGAACGCTGCTTCGATTATCAACGGGTTTGGTGGTCGCACCGGAACCAGCGGACGCGCTTCATCCTGAAGAGCCGCCAGATCGGCGCGACCGACTATTTCGCGCACGAAGCCCTGATCGACGCGCTGGAGACCGGCCGAAACCAGATCTTCCTCTCGGCCTCGCGCCGCCAAGCTGAAATCTTCCGCCGATATATTGTCGAGTTCGTCTTCCGGGTCACGGGCGAGATCCTGAAGGGCGAGCATCTCCTCATCGACCGCGGAGACGATGAGAACGGCCAGCCGCTCGAGCGGCCGACGATTTTCTTCCTCGGGGCCAATTTCCGGACCGCCCAGGGCGAGCACGGGAATTTCTATTACGACGAGTGCTTCTGGGCGCAGGCCTTCGACAAGACGGACGATGTCGCCGCCGGCATGGCGAGCCAGAAGCGGTACCGGGAGACCTATTTCTCGACGCCGTCGACCAAGGCGCACCAGGCCTATAAAAAATGGACCGGCGAGAAATTCAACGATGGCCGGCCGAAGGCCGACTGGACGAAGATCGACACCTACTACGACGCGCTGAAGGATGGCGCGCTTGGTGGCGACGGAATCTGGCGCCAGATCGTCACGATCGAGGACGCGGAGCGGGGCGGCTGCGACCTGTTCAACGTGGAGGAGTTGCGCCGGCGCAAGTCGCCGGAAGTATTCGACAACCTCTACATGTGCAATTTCATCGACGACGCCGAGTCGATGTTCCCGTTCGCGCTGATGCAGCGCTGCCGGATCGACAGCTACGAGAAGTGGAAAGACTTCGACCCTTACGGGCTTCGGCCGTTCGGCGACGGCGAAGTCTGGATCGGTTACGATCCGGACGAGAGCGCGGCCGGGGATAGCGCGGCACTGGTGGTGATCGCGGCGCCTCAGAAAAAAGGCGACAAATTCCGAGTCCTCGAAAAGCACCGGATCAAAGGTCTGCTCTTTGAAGAGCAAGCCGCTCTGATCCTGAAGCAGCTCACCCGATACAACGTCACTCATATCGCGATCGACGGCCAAGGCGTCGGCTCCGCGGTGTGGCAGTTGGTCGTCAAGCGATTCCCGACGGCTCGGAAAATCCCCTACTCGGTCGAGAGCAAGACCCGCATGGTCTTGAAAGCCAAGAGCGTCATCCGCGCCGGCCGCCTCGAATTCGACCTGAGCGATAAGGACATCGCGCCGAGCTTCATGTCGATTCGGGCCCAGCTCACCAAGAGCCAGAGCCAGATAACCTATGTTGCAAGCCGCGCGGGCGACACCGGCCACGCCGATGTTGCGATGGCGATCATGCACGTCCTCGATAACGAGCCGCTCGACGGCGAGCTCACCAATATGACCGCTTCAGTGGAGACCTTCTGATATGACCGAGCAGCTGATGACCGCCGGCGCCGACGCCGCGGCCGCGAACGACAACCAGGCCGCGGCCCCATCGCGCCAGATCGAGGCCTTCACCTTCGGGGATCCGGAGTCGGTCCTCGATAGGAGCGAGCTGCTCGGCTACGTCCAGATTTGGCAGAATGGCCGCTGGTACGAGCCGCCGGTCTCGATGAACGGGCTGACGAAGGCTTTCGACATGCCGGGGCCGCATGGCAGCTGCATCCGGCTGAAGACCAACCTCCTGCTCCGCTATTTCAAACCCTCGCGCCTAGTGAGCGCCGCGGACTTCGAGAAATTCGTTCTCGACTATCTCTCCCTGGGCAATGCGTATTTCGAACGGCGAAGCAACCGGATCGGCGGGCCGCTGCGCCTCGCCCATAGTCTCGCCCGCTACACGCGGCGCGGCGTCGAGGCCGACCGCTTCTTTTTCGTCCCGGGATATATTTCACCCGGCCAGACCCAGGAGCATGAATTCGAGCTCGGAGCCGTATTCCACCTTCAGCAGTTCCACGTCAGCCAGGAAGTTTACGGCGTTCCGGAGTTTTTGCCGGCCCTGCAGGCCGGGCTGCTGGGCGAGGCGGCCACCCTGTTCCGCCGCCGCTACTACGTCAACGGCAGCCATGCCGGATTCGTCTTCTATCTTTCCGAGGAGACGATCAGCGCCGGCGGCGCCGACAAGATCAAAGAGCAGCTGAGGAAGTCGAAGGGCGTCGGCAATTTCAAGAACCTCTTCATCCATGCTCCCAACGGGAAAAAAGACGGCGTCCAGATTATCCCGATCAGTGAGGTCGCGGCCAAGGACGAGTTCCTCAACATCAAACAGGTTTCGCTCGAGGAGATGCTGATGGCGCACCGGACCCCGCCGCAGCTGCTCGGGATCATCCCGAAGAACTCGGGCGGCTTCGGCGACCCACTCAAGGCGATCGACGCATTCCAGTGGTTGGAGATCGCCCCGCTGATGAAGCGGATGCTGACCGTCAACGATTGGCTGGGTGTCGAGGCGATCGCCTTCGATCCGCTCGAAGGCTTGGCGCCGGCCGCCGCGGCCGCCTAGCGAGGCAACAGATCGCGGCAGAGGTCGAGGGCTTGGTCCTCGCTGAAGCCGGCCGCGACATATTCCAGATAGAGGGCGCGCCGGGCCCGGGCTAACTCGCCGGCCGACGCGACCGTCCACCGTACCAATTCGAGCATCGCCCGCATGCCGGCGGCCAGCTCCTTTACTTGTGTCGGATCGGGCCGCGGCATTTGTCCTCCTCCCTTCGACCGAGGCCGGCCGCGCCCTAGCCTAGCTGGCCAGCGCCGGCGGGCCCATCCCCCCACTGATGTAGGAACGCGGGGCAGCTCGATCGGCGCCGAGCCCGGCCGAGCTGGTCGACTCGCGCGCGCGAGGCCCGCGGCGCCGGTCGGCCCGCCCGGGGGGCGGGCAGCTTGACCCCGCGAGCCGCGCTTGTCCCCACACCTCGCCCCCGGGCTTTTGGTACCGGTTTTGACGCAAGGGGCCCAGGATTGCCGCAGGGGGCCGGCTGCGGGCCGCCGTGAGACAATGTCAGAGGGCGGCAAGCTTCGGGGCCTCGGCGCCGATCGGCGCCCTACGGCCTTCCTAGCGGCCCTGACGGTGACGCGGATTGACGCAGCTACGCGGCATTTTTTGGCCCTATGCCGCGACGGCGGCCGATTGCGCCGGCGGCGGCGGCGGCTCGTCCGACGTCGGCGGCTCGACGTCGAGCGGCCGAAGCGATTCGAGCCGGCCGCGCTGGACCATGTCGGCGTTGACCAGGAGGAGGAACGTCTCCTCCATCGACGGCGCGGCGAGGAAGTAGGCGCGGCCGCGGCAGCGCGAGATCCTACAATCGGTGCTTGCGTCGATGAGCGAATGATCCGGCCCGCGGGCGCGGCGGACCGCCACTAGGTCGACGTCGAAAAACTCTTCGCATTGACGGCAGTGGACGCGGACGGCCGCGCCGCGTTTAATCATCGCTCCAACGGTCCGCGCCCAGACGGGCCAGATCCTCTTCCTCCACGGCATTGCCCAACCTCCCCACTACCCACCGACGCAACCTATGTCGCGAGAACGTAATAAGAAAGTGCCTCTGAACAGGCGCTGTCGTCTCCTTCATCTTGCCCGAGGCCGATCGCGGGCGCTGAGCTCGACTATTTCGCACCGGCCAAAGTCGCTGGCTCCCCCCGGAGAGCCCCGCGCCGGCGCAAGCCGGCGCGTTCGGCGGTTGGACTTGGTCCGCCGTTGAAAGCCTGGCTCGGCTTTGGGGGAGTTGAGGGCGTTCCTACCTACAAACTGCGCCGCGCGAAGCGCGTCCATTCATCCTTTTATTTTCTTACGGGCCGGATTCTGACCGGAACGACTACTCGCGCGACATCGCTCTTGGGCGCGGTCGTTCAGCGTCTTCAAAATCGCCGGCGAGAGTGGCCTGGTTGGCCGGTTCTTAAGGAAGGCGGCGCGGGCCCGGGAGACGAGCTCGCTGGCCTCGACGGCGTCCCTGGGCGCCCGGCGCAGCAGCCGGCCGACGAATGCGGCCGCGGCCTTCGGCAGGCCGAAGACGTAGGCGTTGGAAATCTGCCGCACCTGGGGCCCGGGGCCCTTGTTCCCGGTTGGCTCAGTCCGCCGTATCCAACTGAGAAAGCCGTGCTGCTTCAGCCTGGCCATAGCCTGCACGACGGCCGATCGCGCGCGTCTGATCCTGAGGCAGATCGTGTCGATCGAGGGATCGAGGCGGCCGGTCTTATAGTCGACCAGTCGATAGAGCGCCGCCAGAACCTCGATCGCGACATGCCCCAGGGCGCCGTTGCGCCGCCCCGCCATCTTGCTCCCGCGGTCGTAGACCTCGGCCGCCCTGATGCGGGCGTTGATCTCGCTGGCGTCAATCTCGCGCCAGAGGAAGCCTTCCCGCTCGCCGACGTCATAGCTCGAATGGCGAACCGGCTGGCCGGTTCTCCGGACCATGCCAGTCGACTCGGCTCGGGCCATCAGGTCGCCGCCGCTCTGGGCCCTGGCGAGCAAGTCGCCGATCGCCCGGGCCGTCACGGCCGGCCTCCCTGGGCCGGCGCCGCCGCTACTTGCGTCGGCCGGTGAGCAGCTGCTCGGCCGGAGGCAGGCCGTCGAGCAGCATGTCCGCCCACGCCTGGGCGATGCGCCGGCGGCGGGGCATGTAGGCTGCTCGATTGTAAATGCCCTCCACGCCCTCGGGCTTGTGGGCGAGCATGAGGTCGATGATAGCGCGTTCGTCGCCGCGGTCCTCTTCGACCGCCAGCTCGTTCATGATTGTCGAGAAGGTCGACCGCCAGCCGTGCGGAACATGCCGGCCGCGGACCGTCGGGAATCGCTTGTACATCGAACTGATAGCGTTCTCGCTCATCGGCCGGTGAAGATGGCGGGTGCTTGGGAAGAGTAGGGGCGCATCCTCGCCGACGAGGCGCAGCGCTGCCTTCACGACCTCGACCGCCTGCCTCGACAGGGGAACGATGAACTCGAAGGCCTCGTCCTCCCGCTCGGCAAGCTGAAGCTTCATCTTCTCGGCAGGGATTCGCCATTGCGCCTGCGGCGTGTCGAGGCCCTCGAACTCCGAGGGGGCCGCGTGGCGTAGCGGCCCGGACCGGACTGCCGTGAGCGCCAGCAGGCGGGAGGCAAGCTTTGTGATCGGGTGAGCCGGTTCCGGCTCCATCACCTTCAGCGCGGCGCGCGCATCGTCCAAGGTGCGGAACGCCGGAAAGCGCCGCTTCCGAATCGGCGCAAGCGCCTTGCGGACTATCGCAGCCGGATCGTTCTCGGCCAGGCCGGCCGCGATCGCGAAGACGAAGACGTCCGACATTCGCTGCCGGACCCGGTGCGTCTGCTCGACCGCTCCCCGCGACTCGACCGGCCGCAGGACCGCCAGCACCATCGGCGCCGTGATCGTGGAAATCGGGAGCTTCCCAAATTTGCCGGCCCAGAGGCCCGCCTTCGAGGTGGCGGCGAAGACCTCCGCCTCCAGACTCGCCAGCACCTGCTTGGCGTGGCGGACTGCCCAGGTCGCTTTCCGGGTTTCGTGCCAGCGCTTCGCGACCGTCTCGAAGGTGTTCTCGGTCGCCGCCTCGATCGCGGCCTTCGCCCGTTGCCGCTCGGCTACCGGGTCCGCGCCGTCCCGCTTTACCCGGGCCGCCTCGTCCCGTTGCTTCCGTGCCTGGGCCAGCGAAACCTCGGGGTAGGGGCCGAACGTCATGCGCTTCTCGGTCTTCCCGATTCGGAATTTCCAGCGCCAAGACTTGAAGCCGGTAGGGGTGACGTAGAGGTAGAGACCTTTTTCGTCGGTCAGCTTGTAAGGCTTGTCGGCCGGCTTCGCGGCCTTGCAGCGGAGCTCCGTCAACATCCGGTGCCCCCTTTTCTAAAAGTCGGTGTCCCCACAATGCCCCCCTTTCGAGCGCGCTCTTGTGAAACCGGTTGAGCGCGGTTGAGACAGGTTCTGCACCGGAGGACGTTGAAGAGAAAGCTCTTTCCGAGCAGCTTGGCGCTCGTTGAGCTTGGGTAGTGGCTCCCCGGGACGGATTCGAACCATCGGCCAACCGGTTAACAGCCGGTTGCTCTACCGCTGAGCTACCGGGGAGCAGCCTCTCGGGCGAGGCGCGCCTATAGCAGCGGGTTTCTCGGGCTGGCAAGGCCTGCTCGGGCCTCAGACGGCGAACTGCTCCATCGAGATGCGCTCGTCGAGGGCGTGCTCGGGATCGAAGAGCAGGGTGAGCGCCCGGCGCCGGTCGACCCGGACCTCGACCGTGGCGACGTCGCGGACCTCGCGCTGGTCGGCGACGGCCGAGACCGGCCGCTTCTTGGCGTCGAGGACCCGAAGGAAGATGGTGAGGTCGTCGGGAACCAGGGCGCCCCGCCAGCGCCGCGGCCGGAACGGGCTGATCGGGGTCAAAGCGACGAGGTTGGCGCCGAGCGGAAGGATCGGCCCCTGGGCCGAGAAATTATAGGCGGTCGAGCCGGCCGGGGTGGCGACCAGGACCCCGTCGCAGACCAGCTCGGGAAGCACGGTGCGGCCGTTGACCGAGACCTCGATCCGGGCGGTCTGCCGGGTCTCGCGAAGCAGCGACACCTCGTTGATCGCCGGGCTAGTGACCGTCGCGCCGCCGACCGTCACCGCCTCCATCCGCAAGGGCGCGACCGACACCGCCTTGGCCCGGTTGACCCGCTCCCTCAGCCCCTCGATCCGCCACTCGTTCATCAGGAAGCCGACCGTGCCGCGGTTCATCCCGAAAATGGGCAGGGTCCGACCGGCATCGAGCATGTCGTGAAGGGTCGAGAGCAGGAAGCCGTCGCCGCCGAGCGCGATCACCTGCTCGGCCTCGGCCAGCGGCACGAAGTCGTAGGCCTCGCGAAGCAAGGCCTCGGCCGACTGAGCCGCCTCGGCGGACGAGGCGAGCAGGGCGGTGGGTCGGTCGGCGTTGGCCGTCATGACCTGCTTGCTAGGAGGGAAGGGGCGACGGGGCAAGGGAGGGGGCCCCGCCGCCATTGCCGAGCCCAGAGCGGACATGATATAGTGTCACATGAATGGTTCCCGACCCGCCGGCTCGAGCGCCGCTTTCCAGCGGGTGCTGGCGGCCCTGCTGTGCCTTGCCGGAGCCGGCTGTTCCAGGCCGCCGCCTTACAGCTCGCCGGCCGGGACGGTGGACTCGCGGCCGGTCCCGGCCTTCGGCGATCCCTATCTCGACATGCCGCCGCAGCCCGGCGGAGCGCCGTTCGATCCCGATGAAGGCCGCGGGGTCCAGGCCTTCGCCGACCGGATGATCGGCGCCCATGTCGCGGACTTCGCCGTCCATCACATCGTCTACAGCGTTTTCCATGGCGATCTGCATTTCTTCTACCCGGCGGCTCGGGCCGGGCCCGGCCCGGGCCTGTGCGAGGCCAGGGTCTATTTGGCCAATGGCGAACCGGGATCCGGGCCGCTCGGCAATTGGCAGGGACAGGTGTTCGCGGTCGCCGGAAGCGTGGCGCCGCTTCCGAACCCGCCGCCGCCGGGCTATGCCGGACGCCTCGACGCCGCGTGCCGGGCGCGGCTCGACATGGGGCTCTGGTACGAGGCTCCCGCCGGCAAGGCCTATCAAGCGGCCCGCCTCGCCGATTCCGTCGTCGCTTCGGCCAGGCAGAGCGGAGCCCTTCCGATCGAGCTGCGCTGCCGCCCGTTCCCCTCCGGGGTTCCCGAGCCGCCGCGCTGCCTGGGGGACGTCCGCAAGACGGTCGCTTCGATCCATCCGCGGGCGATCGTCCGGGTCGAGGACTGCCTCGAGAAAGCGCAGCTTCCCTGCCTGACCGTCGGCATCGCCATGTCTCCCGAGCGGGGACAGGCGGCGGCGGAAAACCAGTGGATGCTCAGCATCCAGTATCGCGGCGGGGACCAGCCGCGCATCGTCCGTGTCGACGTGGACGATGCCTATATCAACTTCGAATGATCGGATTCCGCACGAGCCGCCTTTCCCAGGATCGGGGCCGGGCGTCGATCATGATGCGGTGAATTCGCCGTCTTCCTCGGTGGCGGACCCGGATTCCGCCTTCCCGGCTTCGAGGCCCTTCACCTTCGGCCTGATCCATTTCCGTTTCACCGCGCGCTGCAT